TCAGTTGGTTACAGTCACTCTGAAGACACTTCAGAGCAATACTACTCCGAAACATTCAACAATAACGATTAGAGAGGTAATTTAATTTTAAAATAAAATGGAAAAGTCAAAAATACAAGTTGGAGAAAAATATAAAACTAAAGGTGGTTGGAATGCTTTTATTTACACAAAAATTAATGGAAATCCACAGGGTTGGTGTAAAGATGAATTTGACAACGAAGAAACTTCTATGGGTACTTGGGACGAAAATACGGGTAAATGTCTAAAAAGAGGTGATTCTACAAATATTATGAATACCGAACCTTATGATATAATTTTTTAACGATTAGAGAGGTACATCACAAAAATTAACGATTATTTTGTTCATCAACTACAAAACTTATATTTTGCTTTAACCAAAGAAGAATTAACATTATTACAAACAAAGAAATAGACAGACTAAACGAGCCATTATTTAGATTTGGTTGCTGTTGTATAGTATTTATCGGAATCGCTTTTGTTATAGCTGGTTTTGGAGTTGTTCAATATTTAAAAAATTAAATTATGGGAAAGTATAAAAAGTTACAGAAATTACAATTAGAAAACGAAAAGCGTTTAGATAAAATAGAAAAGCATTTGGGTTTTAATACGGAAGTGAGTGTTAGTAAATTTTCAGGTGTTCAATTGCCTACTCCTGAATTTATGAGAAACATAAAACCTGAATTAACTGAACTTCCTGAAAAGTGGTGTATTAAAACAGACAATAGAGCAGTCGTTGATTATTGCGATAAGAATGGATATCTTCCACCTTATAGAATAGATTCAAGTTTGTATGCCCATTTTCCACATATAGGAGGTATTACTACTGACGGCGTAATTCGTAAAGGCTACACCGAAATAACTTTCGAACAATTCAAGAAATGGGTATTGAAAGAGGATGATTCTAAACCCATCGAAATCGAGGGAATTAAACCTTTATCCATCCGAGAAGTACAGGTAAAAGTAACATCACAAGAAGAAGCTAACGAGTGCGCTGAAATTGCTAATTACAATGGATACTTTTCAAATAGTATTAATAGAGATTTAAAATATTTTTATTTCAGAAAACAAAAAAAAGGGAATGAGTTTGGTGTTTTTGAATTTTGTGAATCTTTTAAAGAAATCTCAATACAAGAATACAGAGAGCGTTTCGGTAAGTCAACTGAAATAGATTGGAGCAAGGTGGGCGATTATGTTGAAACCGGTTGGGAAATTGTTATGATTATGAAAAACAAATCAAAAATAGAAGATTATTTTACAGGAGTTATCATTAAAACGAAAGAAGGATGTGATTTTGAAAAAGGTTTATATTCTAAAACTTGGAATAAAAAAGCGTTCAAACTATGCACCGAACCAATAACACTTAAAAACGAATAAAATGATACACCTAATAGGCAATTTATATTCAGTTGAAGTTCCAAAAAAACCAATTTACTAATGGAAAAACTTACACTTAAAGAAATAGCTGGGTACTTGCCGTATGGTTTGAAAGTCAGCAAAATTCATACATTGCACGCTGAACCTGGAATAGGAAATATTAACCAAGTAGTTTCTGCAGTAAATAGAGGTTTACTTCAATATAGACCTATTCTCTACCCTTTAGAAATGCTAACCAAAACAATAGTTCATAATGGAGTTGAGATAATTCCGATTGAGTATTTGGGATTAAACAAGAACATTGATATTTACGATCCAATCAATCCGAATTTTCCAATTGAGATTAATTTAGATACAGAAGATTATTCACAATCAATAGATTTATATTCAGGATATGAAATCGTGGAAAAATTATTTGAAATGCATTTTGATGTATTTGGACTTTTGAAGCGAAATTTAGCAATAGACAAATCAACACTAAACAGTAAATAAGATGGAAATTAGTGACGAAAAAATAATTCCTGTAATATCTTTCAAGTTTGTCAAGACTGACAAAAAAGAGCAGACTTATTGCAATCATACTGCCGTTATGGTTGATGAAAAAACAAGAACAATAGAATGTAGTAATTGTGGAATTATACTTGACCCATTCGAATACTTGAAAGAAACTTGCTATCAGGAAGAGAGTGCATTTACAAGATACCAAGTTTTAAAGAATGAAGTATCAAAACTTGAAGTAAGATGGTCTAATTTAACAAAAGAAGTTGAACGATTGAACCTAATTAAAAAGAAGATTAAACAGTAAAACAAATTAAACATTGGGATTATGAAAAAATCAGGAAATATGATGATGCTTGGATTGTTTGGTGCAATGATGTCAATGCAAGACCAAAGCAACCACAGAACCAACAATCACGACGTTTTGGAAAGAAAAAAACAGATTCCGAGAAACCCAAAAGGCACGCAGTAATATTATTTTAACTCAAATGCCGAATTTGTGGAAAGATTATCTCAATATGTATTTTATTGCATTGCTTCAAACGAAAAAAACGCAATCAGAAAATTTAAAAAAAGAAAAGTATGACAACATTAAAAAGTATGACAGACTATGTGCTGGAGCAATCGGAATCTATTAAAAACGCACCTGAAGCATTTGATAAATATGTAAACATCGTAAACTACGCCAAATTCCTTTCAATGAATTTAGAAATTAAAATGTTCGTGCCGGTTGATGAAAATGGAAATTTGTTGGAGGAGCCTGAATATTACGAACTTTGGAAAAATTATGGTAGCTACACCCAAAAGGGGGAATCAATAGTTCCTGAATGCGTAAAATACCATAAAGCATTATTAGAAGTGATATTTGAAGGGTTTGAATACAAAGAAGCGAAACAAGAAAGTCACTACTCGTTAATTAGATTTCCAGATAGAAACATTACGCCTTTATATCCTAAATTATGGAAAGGAATGACAATAGAAGACCTCGTAAAATACAACCTAACACTAACAGAACAAGCAAGAGATAAATATAAATTTTGATATGTCGAATTAATTTAATAGTTTTGGGGTTAAACTGAATATTCATAACTAAAATCAATATGGCAAATGGTGGCGTAAGACCTGGAGCAGGAAGAAAAACTAAAGCAGACGAAGCTAAAGTTAATACCATATTTATGCACGCTTTGAAACAGCTTTACAATGTAGAAGATGATGATGAAGCTAAAATACAGTTTGTAAAAAATACATTATTGGATTCTCAAAGAGGACAGATATTTATAGCGGAGCATATATTTGGAAAAGCAAAAGAAACAGTTGACCAAAACGTAAATATAAATAATTTTCAATTGAGTGATGTAGTACAGTTTAAAAAATGATAACCCTAAAAGAAAAATATCAACCTCTTTTCGTAAATGAAACGAGGTTTTTTATAATCACGGGTGGACGAGGATCTGCAAAGTCTTTTGGCGCAAACACTTTTACGAACCTACTTTCATTTGAAACAGGCCATAGGATATTATTCACAAGGCAAACAATGACTTCTGCACATCTTTCAATTATTCCAGAGTTTCAAGAAAAGATTGATTTAATGGAATTGAATGAATACTTCAATGTTAATAAATCAGAAATTGAAAATAAGGCTTCAGGTAGCAAGATAATATTCAAAGGCATAAGAACATCGAGCGGAGATCAAACAGCTAACCTAAAGTCGTTACAAGGCGTTACAACTTGGATATTAGACGAAGCTGAAGAGCTTACTGATGAAACTGTATTCGATAAGATAAACTTATCTATAAGGCAGAAAGGAAAACAGAACCGAGTAATTCTTATCTTAAATCCTGCGACTAAAGAACATTGGATTTATAAAAGATTCTTTGAACAGGAAGGAGTTCAAGAAGGTTTTAATGGAATAAAGGGTAATGTAACTTATATACACACAACCTATCAAGATAATATTGAAAACCTTGATCAGTCATTCATTGATGAGATCGAAAGGATTAAGGAGATAAACCCTAAAAAATACCAACATACTATTTTAGGAGGTTGGCTTGACAGGGCGGAAGGGGTTATATTTAACAATTGGGTAATAGATAATTTTAAAGAAATATCAACACCTGTTTATGGTCAGGATTTTGGTTTCAGTCTTGATCCCACTACTTTGGTAAAATGCTCTATTGATAAATCAAAAAAAGAAATATATGCAAAAGAGCTTTTGTATAAGGCTAAATTAAATACTTCATCTATATTTACTGAAAACATAAAATACTGTGGCAATAAAAGCCTTATAGTAGCAGACAGCGCAGAACCAAGATTGATTTCAGAACTTAAAGAAAGAGGACTTAACATTAAAGGAATTGAAAAACCTAAAATAATTGATCGTATCGCATTACTTCAGGATTGGAAAATTATAGCAGATCCTGAAAGTTCAAACTTAATTAAAGAATTGAATAATTACGTATGGCATGATAAAAAAAGCGAAACGCCTGTTGATATGTACAACCACCTTTTAGATCCATTAGGCTATGTACTTTGGGATTTAATAGGAAAGCCTTCAATGAAAGTTCGTTCATCATCTTCATCTACATTTAGAGATCACATAAAATGAGTTTCAACCATACCTTAAGCCAAATATCGGAAACAGATTTCTTATTTATAATTGAAAACGGAAAGCGTACTTCTGTAATTGATAATTATGATTTCAAGGATGCCACGCTATTCACTTATAAATTTATCAAGGAAACAATACCCAATCTAATAAAAAGTGCTAACTTTGAAAAACTTATAGCGAGTTGCTTTAGGGACAGAGGTATAGGCTATCACGATAACGAGGTTAATTTTTTAGATCATAAGAAGCTATTGAGTTTTATTCTATGGATTAAAGACGAATTGGAATCTATTAATAAATTAGAGAAGCATTATCTTTCAGGAGAACCGGATATAGATATGATTGCTTCAGGAATTAAAGACCTTGACCAATTCGGAAATATAAATACTATTGACCAATTATCAGGTGGGGATGTTGCCAAATGGAAAGAAATAGAATCCCTGCCTTACCATATTGTTTTTGATAAGCTTTACAAGACAAAGATTGAAAACGATATTCAAAGAAAGTTAGGCAACATAATGAAAAATAAATCAAAAAAATAATATTATGAATGAAGTAAAAGATTTGTTAATTGTAAGATTAGGATGTACCCATGATCCGGAAACATTTAAAGACACAGCAAAATTTTATAAGGATGAAATAAAAAGCCATATTATTATAGTTATTATTGGAGAAAATGATGATATTGAAACTAAATTTCAAATAGTACATTTAAAATAATGGATATAGTTGATTTTTGGAGCAAACAAGTGGCCTTATGGCAGACAGAAAACAAATGCGGTTTGTGTTGGGAGTTTGGCGCGCCATTAGTTAACAGTGCAATAAACAAACAGAAGCTAAATGATTCTTGCTGTGTTCAGGTTATGCTTACCAATATCCGTTTCAGAAAAACAGAAAATAGAAACGCTACAAGCCAATTAGTAACTGAAAAAATATGTACTTGGACGGTTACGGTTCACGCAGTTATCCAAAGTGAAATAGATACTAATAATTATAACGAGATTAAAGAACACCCCGTATCAGAAAGCAAGTGGAATACAATTTATAATCCTTTATTGGATTGCTTGAGCTGTGATAGTATTTTAGACTATTGCAGGGTATTGGGATATGATGTAATCGTAAATCAAGTTTCAGATTTTGAGTTGGTTCATAATTACTTGGATAATAACTATTCAGGATGGAGAGTTAATTATACGTTTACTTTAAGAAGATGATAATAATTACTAATGAAAAGATAATTGAAGTAATGCAGGGGGTTATTGATAGCTACCTTAAACCGAAGTTTATTGAATTAGGAATGTCAGCATCGGGCGAATGGCTTTCAAGTCTTGAAGCAAGAGCGAATAACGGCAAGGGGGAGATATGGGGGCGTGATTATACTTATTATTTAGTGAACGGCCGTGCAGGAGGTTCAAGACCGCCAATTACACCATTAGTTAATTGGGTTGGCAATAAGTTAGGAATATACGGAAAAGAAGGATTAAGCGTTGCTTTTGCAGTTGCCAAGAAGATTGAAAAAGAAGGTACGGATTATTACCCTGATGGAACAGACCTTTTAGAAATATTAGAAAGTACCGAAGTTTTAAATTATGTTTACGGAGCTTTTTCAGTTGAGATAGCAGGACAGGTAACGGCTACAATAAAAAGGAACATTCAAAATACATTTGCGTAATGACAGGATTAGAAAGCAACGGATATTATATAAACAACGAAATATGGGTAGCATTTCCAAGCTATGCAGGAAACGTTTATTTTACTGTTAGGATTGAGAACGTTACCGATCCAAGCATTACGCCTTTCGTAAATAAAATATATGCTTCTCCAAATGGAACAGCAAGGATAAATATAGCTCCTATATTAAAATCAATGTTTACAACATCAAATGCAAACGTATTCAAGATTACAAGAATATTATCTTCTAACAACGCTTCTATCAGCCTACAAAAGACTTTTATACGTGGTGGCTTAAGAACTATATACACGAATCAAAAAGCAACATCAAATACATTTTTAAATCCGGCAAGTAAATATCCTATTTTTCAAGGTTATCCTATAACATTTGATTTTATAAATGGAGAATTTCAGATAAGCCAAATAACCGAAACAGATATAACGCCAAGCCTTTTAGATTACCGAATCCCGAAAGGATGCAACGGAGCTTATATAAAGTTCTTAAATCAATTGGGCGGTTATTCGTATTGGTATTTTGAAAGCTTTTCAAATACGGAATCAGGGAGCAATTTGGGAGGTTTTGTCAATAGCTTAAACAATGTTGATGATTTAGGAAATGAATCTCAAACACAATTTAAAGCTTATTCTAAATTTCCAAAAGAATATGTTTCTCTTGCTAAAGATTTGGCAGTAAGCGGAGATATTTATATTTATGAAAACGGACTGTTTAACCGCATAAGAAATATTAAAAACAGTATTGAAGAAGATAGAGTTAAGCGTGCTTATTCAGTTACGTTTAAATTTGATTATGATACACGATTTAATCCAAGCCTATTATGGTCGAATTAAATATAGAAGGCAATCCTATTGACCTTGAAAGCAAAGGAAATAACATAAAGTACACCAAGCAGATTTCAGATATATTTGATATCGCTTCGGTGTCTTCGTCTTTTACCAATGCCTTTACTATCCCAAAAACTCCAAACAATACTAGAACGTTAAAAGGTTTGGGTATTGTTGGAGATACTTCTGAAATCCCATACGTAAAAACAAACGCAACCCTGAAGAACCAGGGTTTTGATTTGGTTCGTGAAGGACTGCTAAACGTATCTGAAACAAACGAAAGTTATAAAGTATCAGTCATAAACGGAATAATAGAGCTGTTTAAGTCACTTGAAAATAAAACCATTGGAGCTGATTTAGACCTTGCCAATTTCAATCACGAAAAGAATGTGCAGACAGTTATAAACAGTATTACCAACGATTACTATAAATACATAGTAGCCGATTACGGAGGCAATACGATGATGAATACGGGGTTCTTTATAAATAATTCAAGCATTAATATTGACTACCTCGTTCCGTCTTTTTCGGCGGTAAAGATATTGGAACTCATATTTTCAACATTCGGGTTTCAAGCTAATTTTTCGGGAATAAATAATTTTATAGAAGGACTTTTTATAACCTACCCTAAACCGCCTGAAACCGTAATCACTGAAGCGGTTCAGTCTGCGAATTTAGTAAAGGGAAATTATGTAGCTCCTTACTTATTTCAGGATTCAGTTTATAGAATACCAGTTTCTTGGGGGGATTGGGAATCACCATCAGTAATAAACGAGGGTACTGTTTATAATAACCGTTACCTTATACCTGTTTCTTCTGTTTATAAATTCAATCTTAAGATAAAAGGATATGCGTTGTATAAGGGAATATATTTGGGTATTACAAATTACCTTCCATTTACGGTAAGCATTGAAATAGACAACATTCCTGTTTTGCAGTTTCAATCTAATCCTAATGAAATAATCGAAAGAAACTTATCCTTATTTGTAAATGC